TGTGATTAAATCGGCTGTGCCTATTTTCTTTTCAAAGCCCAGCGCGCGTATTAGGCCACGCTGTTTAGGTGTTGCATATTGTTTAGTGTCTGCCGGTACGTCAAAAGGCTGTTCTACTTCGTGTAACGGCACTACTGACGCTAAGTGTGTGTTATTTTGTCTGCTTTGCGCTGCCTTTACTTCGTCTTTCGTAGCTATTGCGTTAGTAATCCCAAAGCCCATATAACCTAACGCGCGGCCCAGCGCTGAAGTGAAACCTACTTCGTTTTCGCTTGTTTTTGTGTAAGGGGTACGCCCTGGGTACAGTTCGCAAGCTGTCGCTATTGAAGGTATTGGGTCTGTGCCGTCACGCCATACGGTTACTGTGCAACGTATAAAACAGCTTTTGTCTGGCATTTCTACTATTTCGCGGGCTGTTTCTTGAATGCGTAAATCTGGGTATTTGTCGAATGCAAGCCGTAACCGGGTTGCGACATCTACGTAGTTATCTAAGCTAAAGCCCATTGGTTTTTCTTTCTCGTTTGGTGGTTTATTAGTTCTTGTGTTGCTGGCAACATATCTATAGGGATTAGTTGCCATTGTGGCATAAAGAAGCACGGGTAGCGTACGGCTTTACCGTTTACTTCTGTAGTCCAGTTGCCTGTACGTTCGTTGCAGCGCGTTAAAGATGAGTAACCGCGAATAGTTGCGCTGAAAGTGTTTTCGTTTATTGTGACCAGAATATAGCGGCCTGCGTTATCGCCTCTGCGATTAGTAGGCGTTTTTATGGGGTGTGTTAACAAGCTGCCGTTATTGTGATATGTAGCGCGTACCTGGTAGCCCAGCACGTCACTAGCTGCAGGGTCATAAACGCTAAAAGAATAATCATAATCTAAATAGTGTGCTACTGCTTGTTCGCCTAAAGCGCCGCAAAAATCGTAAGCCCAATTTTGGGCGCGGTCCATACCGTAACTGTTTTGGTGGCCGTTACGTTTTGCGTATTCTAAAATCTTTTCGGTAATTTCTACGCAGTTATCGTAATCGGCTTGCGTCAGCTGTATAACTGGCTGGTCTAAATTATTGTAGGTAATCACTTTGCGCCTTTTTTTACGCGGTCAAGCGCGATAGTTGCCAGTTCGCCTACTTGAAATTTCATTTCTTTCAAATAACGTTCACACTCTTGCAGGTCTTGAATAGTTTTTATCAGTAGCCGTTCAAGCCTTCGATTATTTTCAGTTAATACGTCATTAGCCCCACGCGCCAAAATTAACTCACCTACCAAATAATCATTAGTGCTTTGTAGTTCGTTAAATTCGTTCATTGTTCGCCTTCTGTCATATATTTTATTAAGGCTTTTAATTCTGTTATTTCGTCTAATAGTGCGGCGTTTTCTGTTTTTAATGCGTCACGTTCGCGCGCTACTTTCATACCGTGTTCGTGACAGTCTTTTAGCTGTTCGCGGCTACCGTAGCTAGGGTCATAGCCGCGCCTCATTGGTCAGCCTTTAACTGGTCTACAAGCTTTATTAAATGTTTGCAGTAGTTAACCAAATATTTTATTTCGTCTCGTGTGTCATTTAAATCGTCTATTAAAACGCCGTTATCTAAAACGTTCAAACTGTTTATATGGTTTTGTAGCCGCCTCAAAATGTTTTTGCTACCTAGTTCAAAGGTTTCTAGTAGCGGTGCAGGTTTACGGCTTATTTCGTTTAATACGGTCATTAGCTGCGTTAGTTGCTGTTGGTCAGCGAACCAAAGTTCTTTTTCGTTTGTCATTTTCTTAGCCTTTCTCGTTGCTTAGAAATTACTGTAGTGCCACCCTGTACGAAGTTTGTTTAATCCAAAAAAATTAGGCAAAGTATTCTTATGGCCACAAAGTAGCACAATACAAAACCGCATAGCGCGCCTATGTTTAGTTGCAAGTTTTGGTTCGGTTGCATATATCCCAGGGTATCCAGCCGTTACCGGCTGTTTTCTGCCAGTAATCGAATAGTAGTTTGCCTGCTTTCAAATTTGTTAGCGGGTCTAATAGCGGTTCTTGTGTGCATATGCCCATTTGTAAACATATTGGCGCGTACGGGTTGCGTTTAATGTCAAAATTCACAGAATTGATTTGAAGCGCCCCAGTGTCTGACCTGTGGCTATATTCGCTTACGCCTGTAATATTGCAGTTTTTGTCTACAATGTCACCGCCCCGCCTATTGACGCAGCAACCGGCTTCGCGTAACGCTATTTTTGTTAGCTGTTCTATCTGGTCTGCCTGCCAGCCAGCTTGAAGCGCTAACGCTGGTAGCCAGTCACAGTTACCGTGACTGTAGACGGGCTTAGGCAGGCTTGTAGTGGTTACTGGCGGTATGTAGGCGTATAACTGGCGTTGAAACGTTTTAAAGCCGCCTATCGCCTCATATGGGGTTTGTGACTGTTCTACTAGTACCGGGTCAGCGGGCAGCTGCGAAACGCCTACCCCAATAGCGGATAAACCAAAAGCTATAACAAGTTTTATAAAAAAGGGCATCTAGTGGGCCTCAAACTTTCTCGTAGAAGGTAACTAAATCCTAACCGAACTTCTACACGGTTTTAGGCATATCTTTAAAAACGCTGTTAAACGCCTGTTTTACTAGGTTTTCGTTATTGGCGGCAGCTGCAGAAATTTCGACGTGAAACCAATCGCCGCCAGACCACTTGCCTTTAATCCAGGTAGCGCGGTCACATTTCCAGCTACGGTTAAAAAAATAATCTATAACTAATTCGATATGTAAAGTATCTGCGTTATCTAACAGCTTGTATATAAACGGTAAAGCAATTTTGCGCCCGTCCGCTATGCCTTTGTCAGTCATTTTTCTATAAGAAAAATCTACCGCTAAGCCTTTGGCGTGGTTAGAAATAGTGCCGGGCTTTGTTCGAATGTCACGATTTTGATAGCTGCCGTTATTCCATAGCGAACCGCCAGCGCGTTTAATTACTTGCCTTATAAATTCGTCTGTGCCAGGTAACGGCCTAGTAACTACTGGCGCTGTATTAACTGTGTACGGCTTCACTTATCTTTATCGTTTGGTATAAACAAACAAGCTAAATCGGGGTCACCTATTTTAGTGCTTACCCACGCAAGCACACTTGCCACCACTGGCACAAGTAAACCTATTAAAACTGGGTCAACATTGTTACGCGATAACGCATAAATAATAATACCAATTACGCCGCCTTTTGTAGTCTGGTCGCCTATCTGTCTATGGCTTTTATTTACTTTGTTTGTGTTCATAGTGCGCTAACCAATGTTTTAAATTCGTCTGCGGTAAGTCCTAGCCGGTCAAGAATTGTTTGCCGTTTGTCTGTTAATGCTTTTTGGATTTTAGCCTCTGCTTTAGCGTCTTTTTCTGCTTGCGCTTTGTCTAGTTCAAGTTGTGCAAGTTCGGCGGCGTTCATTTCTCTAGTAATCGTTTCGCCTGTAATGCAATCGTGAATACTAATTTGTGGTGTGGTCATAATGTCCTAAATTGCGTAGCCGTAGGTTTCAATTTGTCCTGAAAAATTTACCGTGTTCGTTTCTTTTAATTTGAATGACGTGAAACTTGTGGTATCTGTTTGACAGCCTAAAGTTGAGTAAAACAAATTATTTTGGTAACCGGTAGAAAAAGCGTTAACAAAAGTTTTTTGCGATAAAAACGGGGCCAAAATTTCAATAGTTGATTGGGTTGGAATAGTTGTTGAAATGTCGGTAAAAAGTATTCTTGTCGTGCTTGACGAACCGTCGGCAAAATTTTCGAATTGTGTTGAAGTTGAAGTAGCTCTTGAAAATTGGTAATTTGTTGTTGTAGTGCCGAACGTTAACTCAATTGCCGGGGTGCTGTCAGTTGCAGGCATATTAGTTATTAAAATTTTGTAATTTCTATATGTTGCGCTAAACGCATTGCTAATGGTAATAGAAGTAACGCCGCTAAAAGTTGTGCTATTTATTAAGGTTAGACCGCTTGAAGCGGCTGGGCCTGCTGACCCAAAAAATGTACTAACGCCTGCACTAGTAAAATAAAGTGTGCCGCCCCCGTGTTGCGGTATTGCTAACGGCCCAGCGCTTGACACAGTAGCCGTACCAGCCGTAACCGTACAAACGCCTGCACCAATGTTAGAAATTTCTAAATTATCGCCTGCCGAAAATAGCGAAGTATTTACCGTAATTGTTGTGGCGCTGGCTGAGTTCATTACTATACGTTTGCCTGCGTCAGTAGCCACCAATGTATAGCTAGCCGTTTTAGTGCTTACTGGTATGTTAAAAGTTGAGTTAAGTTCTGACGCGGTTAAAACACTCGCCGCGACAAAAGGGTAGGGAGTAGTTGCCATAAGTCCTTTCAGATTATCCTAAAACGTTATCCCCGTTGAGTATGCCTAAAATTGGGTCATCTAGCACTAGTTCGTATACGACGTTAGTTGGGCTGGTAAACAGCATAATTTTATGGCCTGTGCGTATTTCTAAAGTATGTTCAATACCTTCTATTGCTAGTTCTTGTGCAAGTTCAATAGTGCCTGCCCCGCTGGCAAACGTTTTTTCTATGGTAATTGTGTTGCCGATATCTAGCGCCGCTAACGTTTCGCGCTGCGGATTAGTCAACATATTAAACGCCGTACCTACAGACGTATAGCGGGCTTGCGGTTCGCCGTCTAAAAGGTAGGCGGCCAACGTTGCGGCTGCCGTGTCATTGTGTAAAAGGCTGTTAGTAATGCTTGTAGTTTGAATAAAATACGTTGCCTGGCTGGCTACGTCATCTGCTACTTGTGGGTTATTGCTACCCAAAATTTGAACTACAGCGCGATTAACTACCTGGTCAGCTTCGAAAGAAATACCTAACTCGTTATATTTTATGTTTGTGCCGTCATCGTGAAAGTCTGCTACTGGGCCGCTAAGAGTGTTGCCTATACGCGGTTGAAAAGTTAGCTGGCCGTCATTCGACATAAATAGGCGGCCCTGTTCAGCTTCGTTAATCTGCACACAATACGCCAGCGCGTTAGTACCCTGGTCAACCGTAAAGGCTGCCGCGCCGCCTAACGTTTGCGTACCGGTAGAAATGTTGCGGGCCGCTATCGGAAAGTTGACCTCTGGTAAATCTAAAACAGCTTCTAAACGTTCGCTACTTAATTGTTCAGAAACGTTAAATTCGTCTAAAACTGTCTGGCTTAATAAATAAAGGTCATCACCACAAAAAACGGTAACTACGTCAATGCCGCCTAAAACAAAATCGTAGTTATAATTTATTATGTAGCCTTTAAAAATATATTGCGGTACGTTAAGGCTGTCATATCGAACTAGTTCTACTTTTCGCATAGGCGCTAAGCCAGGTTGCGCGGTTGCGCTGTCAAAATATGGGCTTTGTTCGTCAAACGGGTTAAAAATTCCGCTGGTATCGCTAAGAGTAAAACTCATTGTGCCAGCGCCGAACTGGTCGCCTATGTCTTGCCGTCCACGTTTTACGCGCACATTAACGCAGCCGTCTAAAATTGCTGCAAAATTTGTAGTGCCGTCTAAAACGTATTGCGTATTATCTAATACGCCTGCCACTGCGTCATCTAAAATAAATGCGTCTTGTAAAAATCCTGTATCTACAAATAGTTCATAGTTGCCAGAACCGGCTACAGCTACGCCAGCCATTACGCTATTTCAAGTTGCAGCGGGCCTGACAAACGGTTATAAGCAATTAGCGCATTATTGACCGCTTCGCCTATTTCTGCTTTAGTGGCTAGCTGGCTGTTTACGTTTATTGTTACGCCGCCTTCGCCTAGCGGGTTGCCTTTGTCTGTAGGCGCGCCAATAGGTATAACGCCTGGCGTACGCGGGGCTTCGATTATTGGCATAACGCTTTCTATAGGGCTTATCGCTTCGTTAAAGCCCGCGCTAATACCTTTAACGTCTGCCAGCGTTAGGCCTGTGCCAGCTAGTTTTGACTGTGCTACAGCCATAGCGGCTTCTACGCCCGCTAAATACTGTTGCGCGTTAGATACGCCCGCAGCGTAAAACTTGCTTGCCGATAGGTCACCAATAGTTTTAGCAATCGCGTTTGTGTCTTTTACAAGTGTGTTAGCCCTTAGCACGTTAGCGCTTGACTGTAAAAGTTCTTTAGCAATAGACGCGCCACTTTCTACGCCTGCGTCTATAACTTGCTGTAAAGCTTCGCGCGATAAACCAGCGGCTAAAAGCTTTTCTACTAAGCCTGCAAACTCTTTAGCTTTGTCTGCTTGTTTTTGTAAAGCGCTAAAAAAGGTAAGCCCTGCGTCCTCGCCGCCTTCCTCAAAAGCTTTACCAAAATTAAGGCTTTCGGTAATAACGTTTTGAACTGAACCGCTAAACGCATTAAAAGCGTCTTGCGCGCTTTCTAACCGGCTTTTAGCGCTGTCTAACGCTTCTGCCATTTCTTTATTCAAAGCTTCTGCAGCGTCCTTGACGCCTTGCGCCATTTCTTTTTTAAGTGTGTCAGCTGCCTTTTTAGCGGCTTGCGCCATTTTGTTTATTTTCGATGCCGCGCCCTTTGGTGTATCGTCTGCTTTTTCGCCTAATAGTTCTGCCATATCGGCAGCGCCTTTAGCGTCCTCAGCCAGTTTTTTAGCGGCGAAACTTGAATAGCCAGACGCGCTAGCCATATTGCCAATACCGGATATAAACGAACTGAAGCTTGCTTCAAGTTTTTTGACGTCTATAAATTCGTTAAATACGTTGCCTAACATTTTTATAGCTTTAGCTGGGTTAATTAAAGCCGTTACGGACGCGGCAGCAATAACCGTAAATTTGTAAAGTACGTTTGCGGCTTTGGCGGCGTTTACTGCAATAGTTTTAAATCCATTTATAAGCGCTGTACCGCTGTTACCCATTTCGTATAAAGCTTGCTGTAAACCTTTTACTAAACCTTTTTCGCCTATAACTTCTGCTACTCGTTCAAAAGCTGGTACTACGTTTTCGTTTAAAAACGTCACAACTTTAAGCAATATAGGTAAAAATGCTTGACCTAATTTTTGTTGTATATCGTCAAATGTTGCGCCTAATATTTTTTGTTGCGCTGCCAACCCGCTTGAAGTTTTGTTAAAGTCGCCTTGCGCGTCGCCTGTTTGTTCGAATATAACTTTTTGTGCCGCTAATATTTTTTGTTGCGCCGTTAACGCTTTATTACCCGAATAGATACCTAATTCAGTTGCCGCCGCTTTTAGCGTTGCGTCGCTTAAAAGTACGTTGTATTTTCGTAGCGGTTCAGCTTCGCCGCGTAACGCCGAACCTAAAGCCGTTATAGCATCATCTACAGAAGTGTTATTAAACGACGCTAAATCGGACGCCAAAGTTACTAGGTCTAAACTAAAATCGCTTAAATCTTTACCAGCAAGCCCAGCGGCTTTACCAAACATAGCAAACGTGCCAGCTGCCTGTAGCGCTGCCGTTTCTGATACGCCTAAAGCCGTGTTAGCGGTACGTGCAAACGCTTCTACTTCTTTAGATATTGCACCAAAAACTACTTTATTTTTACTTATAGCTTCGTTAAAATCTGACGCCGCTTGAATAGCTTTATATGCAAACGCGCCTACAGCGCCAACAGCTGCACCGATAGCGGCAGTAGCAATAAGGGTAGATTTTGTTAAACCTGCAAAACCTTTGTTAGCGTCGACGCCGAAAGCACCTAAAGCCTTTTGGGCTTTACCTAATCCTTTATCGTCAAAACTTGACGTTATCGGTATGTTAATTGCCATAGCGGGTTTTCAATTTCTTGTTGAGTACCTGGGCTACTTCGTCTACTATTTCTTTAACAGCATATTGCACCGTATATCTATGTTTTTCTACGGCTGGGTCAATGGCGCGGGGCTGTAAACCTACTTCAACATTTAAATTATTTACAAAGTTAGTATTTTTTGTTTTGATACCTGCGTGGTCATATATCGAACCGGCAGCGTCTAACTGTTGGGCAACCATAAGCCCGTATGGCCTAGCTTTAAAAGTTACGCTATGGCTTTCACGCGGGTTATTTTCTGCGTCAAATTTATCTTTAAATTGAACTGTGCCGCCTCGGCTGGCGCGCCTACCTACTTTAATTTTTATGCCAGCTTTAGCGGTTCGGTTATCCCAGTAAACCTCACGGCCTTTAATAAGTTTGCCGCGCGCCATACCAGACAGCGGCGGCGTAGTGCCGATAAGTTCGCGGGCTGTAGTAATGATTTCTTGCCCAGCGCCTTTAATGCGTTTAGTTACTTCGCGCCTATAAACCTTATCGTATTTATTTAATTCGGCCAAAGTTTGCTGTACGCCTTGTATTTGTAGCACCGTTTTTTTTTCAAACATACGTTTTATTTTTCTTGTTCAATATTTCTACAACGGTATATAAATCACCTACGTTAAATTCGATATGGCTAGGCCAGTAGTGGCACGTTACTAAGACTTCTGCCATTAGGTGACTTACTGTGCCTGGTCTGCTTTTAAATCGGTTGCCTGGTCTACTACTTCAATGTTTGTAAGACTTGTAATAAATGCGTCTAAGTTAACTGGTACTACTATGCCGTTTAGGCGGCTGGCTTCGTAACACATATACGCTAAATCCTCTACGCCTATACCGTTAGCAATGTCTGAAGCTTTACGCCTATATTTTCTTTCCCATAAAACTATTGTCATTAAGTTAGTTTGCACTTCGTAGTTTGTGCCGTCTTTAAATACGGCTTTAAGTGTTAATTGCATTAGTTACCTTTCTCGTACGCCGTTTTATTGGCGTAGCTTGTTTTTGTAATTATCAGCGGCCAAAGCCGCGACATTATGAAACTGCTTTAGTAAGATTTCCACCCGCAAACGTAAGCGTAATAGTCGACAGTTCGCCCAAACTTGCGTTAATTGGCGTGTGACTTTCTAAGTAACAATTTGTAAGCGTATATAGCGGCGCGGTAGCGCTAGGTGTTGCTAGACCAGCTGCAGTAGGCGATACTTCAATTGTGGTCTGAATACCTACTAGGCCATAAATGGTGGCTTCTGTTTCTGACGCTGCGTAACTTTGGTATAGCGTTACTTCGAAAGTATTGTTT